ATCCTGATCCCTGCTTCTCTGACAGGCCCTACCGTCTCAGATGCAGTGATCTTCTTTATACGGTCTGACACTCCAGATGCAGTGACTTGGACTGCCAGAACCTCGTTCTTGCGGATAGCCAAGATGTCGCACCAACCCCAAAGATCCTGCCGTATCCGAGCATGTGGATTCCACTTCTCGACTATGGCGCAGAGATAGCCTTGCTCACGCAAGTACTCTAAAGACCTCTGGGTAGGAGTCATCAGAAAGGTACGTCGCTGTCGTCATCTACGGTTTTCTTGAACGTACCACCATAAGGTTTGTAGGAAGCAGGGACTTCCTTGGGAGCATTATCTGCAACCTCCTTGTCCTTGAAGTAGGTATTTTCTTTGACGGTGAAATACTCTTTCCCGTTCCTAGCCATAGACTTCCAGATGGATAACTTCAGGGTTTGACCCTCTGTGTACGATCTGGTGAGAACTAAATCACCATCCCAGTCTGGTTGATTAGGGTTCTTCTTTTGGCTGGGATCTTTCGAGAAAAGAATTGTTTTGCCGGGGGTCACTGGATATTCTTTTTTGTCGTAGCTCATTAAAACCTCTGATGTTGATCTGGCCTATACGATGAAATCCGCTTACAGTTCCTCCGATGTCTCCGGGTCGGACGGTTCCCTTATTTCGTTTGGGAGGTTCGAACCCTCCCCGATCAGCGCACCCTTCAACTGCACCTTAGCCAGAGCAGGCAGTGCTTCTATCTGCTTGCTGTTAGCCGTGAGAAGACTGGTGATCTTCTGCTTCTTCTCTTCTTCGTTGAACTTCTGGCTATTGGTTATCTTCGCAACCATAGACCTAATGCCTTCCAAGTAGCCGGGGAAATCGGCGTAACCTTGGTAGACAGTGCCGTCTGAGAGAAAGAGTGAAAAGGGATGGTCAGGCTTCTGCGCTTCTGCAGAATCGTTTGCAGAAGGTTCTACAAAGACTGCAGAACCCATGTCTTTGACCTGTGGTTGTGTAGGTATGTCCTGAACTTCCTCAGGTGTGTAGACGCCCAGCACAACGCCTGGGAAGACCGTCCTGATACCTTCCGATACAACCCTTGCTCGCATCATGGCGCGTGGATATGCTTTCCAGTTGTCTTTGTCAGCCAACTTTGCTGACCTCGCCATCTCGATGGTCCAGGTGATCTTTGCCGATCCACCGGATGGATGACTAAAAGTGGCAGTCACCTCTTCGTTGGTGAGCACGTTCCACTCGACCTTGCCCCCCTGCTGCTGAAACCGCGCCATCATGGTTTCTGCTTTGAGGGTTGGCCGACCTTGGATGATGTGGTAGTCACGCGCTGCTAACGCGGGGTGATAGCCTTCAGCCTGGGCGATCAGCATCAGAGCAGTTGCCTGCTCGACAGTCTTCATACCAAACAACTGAGATTTGACAACAGCAACAGCCATTGTCTGGATATCATTAACGGTGATTAACTGGCTCATGTTCTATTCCTTCACACATAAGATTGGCATATTCAGAAGCTGAATCCTTGATCATCTGCTTGCTCTGATGATGGTAGGGATTCTCTCGTTTGATGATAAATGCGGCCATTGCAAGTGCTCTGTACAAGTGCCACACATCATCGTCGTTGACTTCTTCATTCATTTGATAAGGAACCTTCTAGATCCGGGAACCTCCCGGACGAACTGATCGTACATTTTAGGATACGCTTCTTGGAATGCTTTAGGGTCAAACTTCCTAGACCCCTTAGCTGACTTCCAGGTAGCCAGAACACTACCATCAACAGCCGTTAGAACGTCCCTGTCGCGCATGAAACGCATCACTGCTAACTTGTGCTGCTCCTCGGCGTCCTCGATGCTCTTACGCTGTTCTGTGAGGCTGGAGAGCCTAGCTAGGATAGATTCAAGTTCAGCATTGGCAGTTGCTACAGATGACTCAGACTGTGGGAAGAGCAACCTAGCCTGCTCGATAGTCTCAGGTTCAGGTTCTGTCTTGCTGGCAACATATCCCCACCATTTAGCGCACCACTTAACGTGGTCCAGCATCATGTCAGGGGTGACATCTACCGGAATAACCTGTAACTCCTGGCCTCCCAGCAGCACTGCCAAGTAGACCTTGCTGATCCCGTGAACTGTAGCCTCGTGGATACACTGCACTCTGTCGGCATCAGGCATGATCCCAGACTCATCAAACTTCTTGCGCTGACTGCCGTTGTAGTTCTTGGCTTCAACCAGGAAAGAACCATCAGCAGCAATGAAGTCAAAGTGAGAACGTAACCAAGATTCTCTAGGATGGGTCAGAGCATAGTCAGCATCCTTAAGCTCAACCTGCAATCGTTCCTGCACGAGCCTGCCGATCACTGGCTGCATGACGTGACCCATCTTGACGTTCTCCTTCTCGGAGATGTCTTCAGGAATGATCTTGCCCTGCTTGACGAGGATAGCCTCTGCTGCTCGACCATTAGCAGCCATCCTGGAGTCACCGGACCACCAAGCAGAGTTGCGGATCTCGGGGCTGAAGTCACTCATCGTTGTGTCCCTCTGTTGGTTCGAAGAAAGCAGCAGGCATCCCGCACTTGCCATCTAAGAAGGTGCGTTGGTTGAATGCGTAGGTATAGAGCTTTGCACCAGAGACTGGGTGCAGGGTAAAGAACGCACCACACTTTGCTAGTGCGTAGTCATCGTCACCAGGACGAGGCATGAGATGTTTGCAGTGTATGCAGAGTTTCATAAGATCACCTATAGATAAG